TCATAACAAATCAGGGCTTCCAGAAAGAACTCTCGAATAAACGGTTTCGTGACCTGAGCATTAGATTTGGCTTGAAGGTAACCACCATCGATATTCCCTGAAGTTCTAATAATAGTAAAAGCAGCCCCAACTTCCTCGATTGCTTCTTTAATATCAGGTCCTATCGTCATTTAGTCTCCATCAGTCGGTCCAAAAATAACTTCTTGGTCAGGATCATAAGTAATGTTTCTTCCAGTAAGTGGTTCATAAGCAAACCCTGCCCCAGCCACAGTCCCAAATTGTTTGAAGGAATCAAGTCCCGCAAACTCTGCTGGATTCGATTTTTTGGCTTCTTCAAAAGCTAAGTCCATATCCTTAAGGAGTTTGGAATAGTGATCAAACCTGTGTTGGAGATTGATCTGTTCAAACTTAAACTTGTGAGCAGATTCAGATTGCAGATAGAAAAACAGATGGCGTTTAGCTCTGGTCTTCATCCAATAGATTTTAAAATTCGTTGTCACAGGAAAAGCAAATCCTGTATCTCGGCTTGCATCGTCACAAGCATTGACATAATCTACAGGATAGGTCAGATATCGAGTTAAACCTTTTACTTCTTCTCTTAGTTTGTCTACCATTTCATCCTGAGTCATTTTTTCTTCCTCACTCTGAGAACAGGTTTTTTAGGAGCGCCAGCTTCTTCCTCTGAAATTGGAGGAGTTCCACTTTCTTCGTCCAACTCCATATTAGAAGTCATTACAAACGAGGCTCCAGTTCTCACAACCTTGTCTTTAAACACAGGAGCAAAAATAACGGGGGCGGAGGGTCCTTTCGATTTCAAGACCTCAACCGTCCCCGTTTCTAAGCGAACCTCTTCCAAAATTATAGGGTCGATCCTGGGGCCATAAACCCCAGGAGCAAACTCTTTCGGACCAGCTTTTAGTGTGACCTTAAGTCTCACTTTTTCGATATTGTCTACTCTCATACCGATTCCCCCTTTATATTACCCCCGACCAATTAATTGGTTGTAGAGGTAGATGAACTTGAGGTTGTAGTTGTCGTGGTCGCAGCCTGGCCAGTTGTGATCTTGACATCAATCACATAAATGGCATCCCTCTGGAACAATACGGGAAGGCCTTTGTCCTGACAACGGATCCATGTCACTTCAGGATCCCACTCATCGTGCTTATCGGTGTATCTTCCCCACCGACGTTCTACTCCGAAAGGTGCTCGTTTGTACTCAGCAATAGCTTTGCCATCAACCCTGGAAGCCAGCATGATGAACTTATCATCCGGGATGAAATACTTTGCCATGGTAACAAAGTCTTCACCGGCCTTGTACGAACTGGCATACGGATGATTGATCTGAATCGTGCTGTTTTCGGTGTTGATCGAATAAATGTAGGCTTCCTCATAGGTGCCTGCACTTTGGTCGTGAATTCTCAGAACCTCTCCGACAGCAAAATCCGAGGTGTCGTCCACAGAAAGCCACGTGGTTGTGGTGCCTGTTACAGCACCTGTCAGCCATGCCCTGACCTCATACATTTCATCGTAAACGATAAAATTGGGAATGTCCAACAGACGGCCGATAACACCAGCATTTGCTTCTACCCAGCTCCCAATATCGCTTCCGGAACCGAATAGGGCACCATCACCGTAGTAATTCTTCTGGAGCAACTGACGAATGGTTGTGTCGTCCGCCAGGTAAGAAAGAACCGTGGAGTTGAAGATAGCGGTATCGATCTTTCCGCCACACTCTGTGGAGACTTTCTTTTTGCCGTCTCGAATGTCCTTGATGATGTTCTTGCTGGCACCGTTGTACCAGTTGTAGGCAGCAGCCAACGTAGGTCTGTTGCCCGACGGGATACCGTAGTCAACTGTAACTTTGTATCCACCCTTAACAGAATAAGTAAACCCATTGCCGGCCAGCATCTGACAGAACATCCACTCTTTTCTGCGGTCAGCACGATTTACCAGATTGCCCAACTCGGTCGCCAGTTTCTGAGTCGCTTCCATATGACGACTTTCAGTTCCGGGCAGACGCAGGTTGTTGAGGAATTCCTCATCAAACGGCATCTTTTCCTTCCAATACGCAGCTTCCGCTGAGTGCTGGGCGAATCCGAACGGGGCCGTTACGGGCGCGGGAGCTCCAGGAGCCACAAAAGGCATCAAGCCTCTTCCTCCTCTTTGACTTTCCCATTTTACAGCACTTGAAGGTGAATTGCTCGCAGGGAACATATTCATAATCTTCAAGTTAGGAGAAGACATAAAAGAGGTGACAAAATTCTGGAGAACTTCCAGCTTCAACTCAGGAATATGGGCAGAACCACGAGTCATAGCCATTCGAGGGTCAATTCCCAATTCCAACAACATTTGCAATAACTGTTCTTTGTTCATATTAAAATCACCTCCTTTCTATCTAATCATCAGGAACCTGCCTGAAGAGGCAGCCGATAAATCTGTTTTTGCCGCAGCATCCAGCAGGGTCAGCATGCCTTCGTACAACAGACAGTTGCCCAAGATCAGGGTTGCTACAGCACCTTTGGCATTAACGCCCGTGCCGGTGTCAACAGATTTCTCCAGAATGCCCACGGCATCTGAATAATTGTTGGAACTGTCACCAGCTTCCACACAAACATAAGCAAAGCGGGCCGTGGTGAACGCTGTACTACCGATAACGGTCGTAAACGTGATAACCGCATAGGACGAATAAGTTGTCCGATCGATAGCCGTAATCGCTCCCAAATTTTGAGCCGCAGTGGTATTGTCATTGATAATAAGATCATCGCCGACCTGAAACTTATAGCTATCATTCAGAGTCACATTAACCGTATAGGTCGCATTGACTCCACCACCGACAATGTAGGCTCTCCCCGGATGAGTCTCCGTACCGGTAAACACCGTCGGGTTATAAGGGACATGTTTTGCAACACCCCCAGCAGCCGACTTGTTCACGGCCAAAACTGAACCCTGCTCAATCAAACCATAACCAGACTGAAGTGTAATTTCCCTCTTCAAAGCGGCAATGGGGTTTGAGTAGTACAGGGGTTTGTAATCTTTTTGAACTCCATAATTGATACCAGGAATATTCATATATTTCACCTCCTTCCTTTTATATTTTACGCCGTTTTAGCTTTGGGGGGCTGACCCGCCAAAGTCAAAAGTTTGTTGGTCGTGTCTTGAACCAGTTTTGTTTCGGACTCATTCGGAACGTAAGTCTCGGTTTTCTGAGAAGCACCGAAGCCCAGAACCTTACCTGAACCCCCGGTCTTTTTCTCCCAGTCAAGAATCTCAGCATCTACAGCCTGAGTAAAAGCGACTTCATCCAGAATCCCATCTTTGACAAACTTGGTGTGAGGCACATGCACTCGAACCTTGTCAAACAGGTCTTCCGAAAGCTCGCTATTGGACAAACGCTTGTCCCAAATTCTCTCGGCTGCACTTCTTCGATCATTGTCCTGTCGAATCGTCTCCGATTTGTCCAGCTTCATCAGAGCATCTGACATCTTGGTCACGTTCTCAGTCATGGTATTCAATTGAACCTGCAAGGTTGACATTTCCCCCTTGACTTTGGTTTCAACTGCATCACCAGCTTCCTTTTGAATCTGTGCCAGAAGATCAGGAGCCTTCTCTCTCAATAACGCAAGTGTAATCTCCACAGTCTTCACCTCCTCCCTTTGTTGGTCGTTTTTGTTTTTGTTTTCCTCTTCATTGGTTTCTGTATCACCTCCTATGAAATGAATTGGTAATTCGGTTTCTTCTCTGGAGAATATAGCTGCTTCCGTCTTTTTATCCCAGCCGAAGACACAAACCGAAGCCTCTTGGTATAGACATTGACGCCACACAGCGCCTGGGCCTTTCATTTTAAATCCGTTTACTTCAACCGAAACTCCGTCTTCCAACCACTCGACCACCGAAGGAATCGCATAGATACTTGCTTGATAAGGAAACCCTTCCTCAGCAAGTTTCAAGAACTCCTCAGAGGCTTCCGTACTGACAAATGTGGTTGTGTTGGGATTGATCTTGACAGAACCATCAATAACAGGTTTTCCTGAAAAACCAATTTTCCTGTTGGTCATGTGATTTTCCAGAATGGGGTACTTTTTCCGATCAAACTTGATTCCTTCCAGATCGATAGCAAAGTTCTTTCCCCAATACCAGTGGTCATTGATAACTCCCCCGCTGTAAATAGTCATATCAAGCTTGGGAATTCTTTTTCCATCTTTCTCCTCGAAGTGAAGATAGGCGTGGCAATCCTGTGCTACTAATCTTAACGCTCCTTTCGGTAATTTAAAATTTTCCATGTCGTCCTCGTTAATTAGTTGTTGACGTTGTTGACGTTGAACTCTGGGTACTCGAAGTACTCGAACTCGAACTCGTGGTACTTATCGTGCTTGAGGTGCTTGAAGTACTCGTGGTACTCGAAGTACTCGAACTCGAACTCGTGGTACTTATCGTGCTTGAGGTGCTTGAAGTACTTGAGGTTGAACTCGTGGTACTTGCAGTACTACAGGTACTTG